ATGAGCACCCAAATCAAAAACCCGGTCACTATCGAACTTGAACGCCTGTCCAAAGAATTCGGGATCAGTGCTTCAACAATCTCCGGTCGTGCATTCAAGAACAGTCGCAAGGCTGACCAACTTCTACGTCGTGATGAAGGAGATGCCGACGCGTTAAAAAAATTGGCTAAACTTTCTGTGCAGCTTGAAGCAGAGCGGCAGGAACGTGTCTCGAAGCTTTTCCCAAGCAGGAGAATCGAACGCGCATCGGCACCTGTGATCGGAGACAGAAATTGAACTCCCGAACCGCCGACACCTCGTTGATCCCTACTGCCTTGGGTAGAGGGTCGGCCACTTGCGCGGGCGGATCATGTCCCCCGTCCGCGCCTTTTTATTCCCCTTCTCCCGAGCGTGACCCCACCCCCGCGCTTGGTCGAGAGGGCCGCGCGGCCGTGCCACCGTCTGCCGCTGACGCGCCGCGCGGCTTTTCCCGTTTTCTCGCCATCGCAGGCCCCTTTCTAGGCGACTTGATCGGTGCGTTGGCCCTGTTTGTCATCCTGTTTACAGGTCTGTTTTTAGGAGTTATTTTGTCATGAGTTTTCACATTGCACCGGTTGGCGATTGTTTCGCTGTCAAAGACGCCGATGGAGAAACCATAGGTGGTCCGTTTGTGAAGCGCGAACGTGCAGCCCAGAAGCTGCGACAGCTCAACAAACGGGATCCCGAACAGCCTGAAACAGCTAAGCGCAAATGTATGTGCTGCCCTACGATGTTCCACAGCCAAGGCGCACATCATCGCATGTGCGATCGGTGCCGCCAGAAATCACAACCGGTGGCGCTGTAATGTCCAGGCCTGCAACACACCGAACATACATCCCCGTTCAAGCGGTTCGCGTTTCGGATCCCGTTAACGCGCAACCGGTCTCCTCTGTCGAGCGGCTGGAAGCCTTCAAATCCGAGGTCCGTACCTACGCCAAACTGCGTCGTGAATTCCAAAGTTTGACGCAGCACATTGCTGATCAGGGCCACGGTCCGATTGCTGACGAAGATCGTGAAGAGCTGATCGTGTTGTCACGTCAGTTGTTTGAAGCCGAAAGCATCCTGCCTGCACAAGCGATGATCTTGCTGGGCAACGGTGTGATCGACCGCGCCATCGAACTGATCACCCTCGAAAACGAAGGGGTGATCTGATGGCCCCTGCAAAGCTTCTCGCAACCACCGAGATCGACATTGACGCGATCAAGGTCACGGACCGGTTGCGCCCGTTTTCAGAGGCGTCGATTGAAAGCCTTATGCACTCCATTGAGGAAATCGGACTGCAGGCGGAAATCCATGTGCGCAAGATCCGCCACCGCGAGAACCGTTTGTTCCTGATCGCCGGCGGTCACCGCATTGAGGCGTTTCGTCGTTTGGGGCGTCATAAGATTGCCTGCAAGGTTTGGGATTGCACCGACGACTGGGCGACGATGGCCGAGATTGACGACAATCTTACCCACACGAATTTGGTGCCGCTTGATGAGGCTGTGTTTCTGTGTGAGCGCGAGCGCGTTTTCTACAAAATTCACCCTGAAAAGAAGCAAGGAATTGCTGGTGCAAACGCGCGTTGGAATGCAACGGACAATTTGGCCGTTGCATCCTTTGTGACCTCAACAGCCGCGCAAATGGGTCAATCAGAACGGAATGTTCGCCGTATTGTATCTGCAGCCAAACGCCTCACAAATGACCATATTGAGGCCCTGCGCTTGGCCCCTGCCCGCGTCACGCGCTCTGATTTGCAAACTATTGCCAAGCTGACCAGCTCGGCGGATCAAGACATCGTTGTCAAAGCTCTCAGCGAAGGCACTGCGAAGTCCGCCGCCAAAGCCCTGAGTGACGCCAAGGCGAAGCCTGGCGATGCCCTAAAATCGGATGCGGACAAGAAGTTCACCAAGCTTGCCGACGCTTTTGCTCGTGCGCCCATGGCCGCCAAGCGCCGCTTTGTTGAAGAATACGGGACGCAGCTTGCCGAGTTAATGACAGACGCCTCTGAAGAAGCTCCCACGGCCTTTACCACGCGGAGAACTGCATGACCCGCGCGATTGAACCCAACACACTGTGGTGGACTGCTGACGCGCTCGTTGAGGCGCGTCTGCCCGGCATGCCTGGCAGCAAGCGTGGCGTGAACCTGAAGGCTGAACAAGAAGGCTGGCGTACTCGCCCTGGCTGCGCCCGTCGCCGCAAAGGTCGCGGTGGCGGCTGGCAGTATCATTGGAGCGTGTTGCCCGAGGTTGCGCAACGCAAGCTGTTGAAGGAAGCAGTGGACGCGCCCGAAGTCCGGTTTGATCGCGGGGAGGCCTGGACAGTTTACGACAAGCTTAGCGCCAAGGCCAAAGCCAAAGCAGAAACCCGCCTTGCGATCCTATGCGAAGTTGAAGTTCTACGCGCGGCCGGCACAACGCAAGCTGTCGCAGTCAACACGGTTTCCGAGACATTTGGCGTCAGCCCCCGCAGCGTGTTCAACTGGTTGGCCATGGTCGAAGGTGTGGCCGTTGAAGATCGGCTTGCCTACCTTGCGCCACGCCACACGTTGGCCAAGCGCCCTGCCCAAACCAGCGCCGATAAACGCACGTTTATAGAGCATTTAAAGAGCCTCTATTTACGCTTGGAACAGCCTACGTTCAAACAGTGTTACCGCGACGTGATGCGCATGGCGACAGCCGAAGGGTGGGCCACACTAAAAGAACGCACAGCATGGCGCCACATTGAGCGTGAAGTGCCTCGGGTTACGATGGTCTATCGCCGTCAGGGCGAAGCCGGTTTGCAGCGCTGTTTCCCCGCCCAAATCCGCGACCGCAGCACAATGACGGCTTTGGAAGGCGTGAACGCCGACTGCCACAAGATCGATGTTTTTGTTGAATGGCCCGATGGCACCATAGATCGCCCTCAAATCGTCGCGTTCCAAGACCTCTATTCCAACAAAATGCTGTCTTGGCGTGTTGATCATGATCCGAACAAGGTCATGGTCATGGCAGCCTTCGGCGAATTGATCGAACAATGGGGCATCCCGCGCCATTGCCTTTTCGACAACGGACGCGAATTTGCAAACAAGTGGATGACGGGCGGGGCCCCTACCCGTTTCCGCTTCAAGGTCCGCGAAGATGATCCGCTGGGCGTTTTACCATTGCTGGGAGTGAAACTACACTGGGCCACCCCAGCACACGGTCAGGCCAAACCCATTGAGCGGGGCTTTCGTGACTTTGCCAGCGACATGGCAAAAGACGTTCGGTTTGAAGGCGCATATGTCGGCAACAAACCCACAGCCAAACCGGAAAACTACCAAAGCCGCGCCATTCCATTGGAGACGTTCTTACGTGTGGTCGAAGAACGCTTTGCAGAACACAACGCGCGACAAGGCCGGTTGAACCCAACTGCCAACGGGCGCTCCTTTGATGATACGTTTGCCGAAAGCTACGCCACCGCTGCGATCCAGAAGGCGACCGAAGAACAGCGCCGCCTTTGGATGATGGGTCAACATCTGGGCAAACTACATGCAAGCAACGGGTCGATGAAGTTCCAGGGCAATGTCTACCATTCGACATGGATGTCTCAGTTGGCCGGCACGGAAGTGGTGGCACGGTTTGATCCAGAAGACTTGCATGCCGGAGTGCACCTATATTCCAAAACAGGTGAACACCTTGGGTTTGCTGAATGCCAGCAAGCTGTTGGTTTTTTCGACATTGTCGGTGCGAAATCGCAGGCCAAGAAACGCTCCCGTATTCGCCGCGCAGAGAAAGACCTCGCAGCAGCGCATGCCACGATCCCAACCAGCGACCTTGCCGCCAAACTGGATGCAACCGCGCCAGCATCGTCGGACAAGCTGGATGCCAAAGTCGTGGCCCCCATTCAATTCAATGCGAACCGCGTGTCCAAGCGCAAGGCCGCAACGTCTGTTCAGGATCCACAGGTTCAAGCCACGCGCGAAGCGATGGTTGTGCAAATGAATACTGCTGCGGAAAAGGCCAAGCCTAAAACCAACCGTCAGACCCCAGAGGGCCGTTTTCAAGAAGCTTTGGATATTCTGGAACGCTCCGAGGCGGGCAAAGACATCGGTGAGGCAGAAGCCAAATGGTGGCTGTCTTACAAAGAGCACCCCGAATTCAAAATGATGATGACCATGCGCGAACATAAGCGCGAAGGCGACGCAGGGTAGTCGCAGAAACGAAAGAGCCGCCGCCTTGACTTGGAACCCAACGGCGACGGCTTAGCAAAAAGCTGGAGACAAAATGACACAGACCATGAAACTAGGCAACAGGGTTCGGCCGCTGCGCAATGTGGCGGAGTTCAATTTGTTGATAAACCGATTGGAAAACCGCCCGCCAAACTTACCCGGCATGGGCGTTTTCTACGGGCCAACAGGTTACGGGAAAACTTTTGCTGCGATCCACGCCGCACTCACCTTGGATATTATTCATGTCTCGGTTCAGGACACATGGACCCGCAAAACCCTGTTGAAAGCGATCTGTCAGGAACTTGGTGTGATGGTCACGCCGCGCCTGACAATTCCCGACCTGCAGCAAGAGGTGAACACACATCTTTCGACATCGGGCCGCACACTTGTCATTGACGAAGCCGACTATGCCGTTGATCGCGGAATGATCCAGATGATCCGTGACTTTCACGATGGAAGTTCCATGCCGGTGGTTTTGATCGGCATGGAAGACTTGCCGCAAAAGCTGCGTAAATGGGAACTGGTCGATGGCCGCATTCTGGACTGGAAAGCCGCCCAGCCCTCAGATCTCGAAGACGCCAAGGAACTCGCCAAAGTCTATGCACCCAAGGTGCAGATCGATGACGCTTTGCTTCAACACATTGTGGACATCAACGTCGGGCGCACACGCCGGATCAGTGTAGATCTTTCATTCGTTGAAGAAACTGCCGTTTTGCAAGGCGCCCCATCCATGACGCTGGACGCATGGGGCGATGCACCATTCCTGCGCGGCGAAGCCCCTCTGCCAAGAAAGGGCCTGTGATGCAGAAACGTCTGAAACGCTTCCGTTCAAAAAACCAAACGGAGAAGATCGTCTGGGACGCGGTCAAAGACCTGGACAGCTTCTGTCACGCCGATGTCGCCAAGATCACAGGCATGCCAGGTGACGGCCTTCGCGTGGTGACTTCAAAAATGTTCAGGCAAGGCCTTTTCCGCATCCATCACAGCGTTGGAAACGTGGTCCACTATACGTCGTTTTCAGTTGCATGGCTTTTGCAAGACAGTTTGGAAAAACGAATGAGTAATCACGGCGCTGTCTGGGCCGCCATTCGCTTGACCAGAGAATTTGTCGTGACCGATCTGCTGGCAGGCATTGTGGTGAGCCGTCCTGAAATCACTGAAAGTTTTATCAGCGACTACTGCGAACTGTTACGCAATGCAGGGCATCTGGTTTTTGCCCGTAAAGCCATGCCGGAGAGCGGGCGTATGCCGGTTTACAGGCTGGTCAAAAACACAGGCCCCATCCCCCCGGAACCAAAACACACAACGGTGCTTGTCGATCACAACTTGAACAAAGTGGTCCATGTCGAAGGGGTGTTCTTATGAGCCAACGCATGGAAATTGCGACCGAGGCTTGGGGCAACGTTGTGCCAGATTGGGTGTGCGCGATTGTCAAAGAATGCGATCGCGTCAATTCCCAAAACACTGTGGCCAAAACCATCGGATACACCGGTGGTGCGGTTAGCCAGATCATTCGCAACAAATACCCTGCATCCACAGCGACGATGGAAAAGGCTGTTCGTGCAATCCTTATGCCAACGGATGTTGATTGTCCGAGCCTTGGATGGATCGATACTGGCAAGTGCTTTGGCTGGCAAAAACGCGCAGCGCAGCGCGTGGTGTCCTCTTCGCCGGTTAATTTGCTTATGTTTCGGGCGTGCCGTGCCTGCGCCCGCTTTGATGGGGAGACAGACGAATGAGCGTCCAATCTGACAAGATCATCGCTCTTGCCCTGCAACGCGTCCGCCCTGCTGAAATAGCGCACCAATTGTGCATCGATCCCGCCAATGTTCACCAATGCATTAGCAGCGCTCGAAAACGTGGCATCGAAATCCCTCACTTCATCAAATCACGACGCGGCCCCGCAAATGAGCCAGAGCCATTGGCACAACAAGTCGTCGTTCCTGTGCGCCTATTTTCGATGTTGGCGACTGCGGCCGCCGCAAAGGGAAAGACGCCTTCAGAGATGGCTGCAAAGCTGATCGAGAACGGCCTTTTGGGGGGAGTTCACCCCTCAATGACAAAGGAACCAACGTTATGACTGAACAAAGCCTTTTCAAACCTGCGACGATTCCGGACGGAAAACGGATCGTTGATGACAACGTCTATATGAACAACGGCGAAGGCGGCCTGGATCCTGTTGAAACGATCAAACCGCAAGATCTGTTGCAAGACGAAGTTGTTCGCAAGATCCTTGGCTTTTGGATTGCGGCCTCAGATCAGATCAGCCGCTTGAAAGAACACGTGGTCAGCGACCTGGATGATTTCGAAGCCCTGCTTGCACAGGAATACGATACATCGATCGGTGGCAAACGCGGCAACAAAACCTTTTTCAGCATTGACCGGCTGTTCCGCGTGGAAGTGCGTATCAGTGACCACATTGATTTTGGGCCGGAACTTCAGATCGCCAAAGCATTGGTCGACGAGTGCGTCAATGATTGGGCGTCAGATGCACGGCCCGAGATCCGCGCCATCGTCAACAGCGCGTTTCAAACCGAGGTCGAAGGCAAGGTCAATCGGTCAGAGCTGATCAAACTAACCAAGCTCGACATCGAAGACGAACGCTGGCAGCGCGGCATGAAGGCCATTCGTGACGCACAGCGTGTCGTCGGGTCAAAAACCTACATTCGCTGCTATCGGCGCGACGCGTTTGATGGACCCTGGTCCGCAGTCCCGATCGACATGGCAAAGGCATAGGCAAATGAGCAAGCGCGCATTGCAACGCAAAATCCATGTAGCTTGTGGCCAGCTTGGTTACGATCAGGAAACCCGCCACGACATCCAGTTGGCCGTGACCAAAAAAGCATCCATGTCGGACATGACCGAGACCGATTTAAAGGCAGTTATATCGCGCTTAGAGGCAGACGGCTGGACTGGTTCGAGCACAAAGGGCAAGCGCCACAAACCCGCTCCGCGCGCCGATCTGCGATACGTCCATGTTCTGTGGACGCTGCTGGGCGATGCAGAAAAGCTGAAAAGCCCTGGTCGCGATGGTCTGAATGCTTTCGTCCGGTCGCGTTTTGAGAACAAATGGCAGTCCGTCCCGTTCGACATTGATAGCCTGCGCGACGCGGGACAGATCAACGATGTCACACGCGCCCTAAAAGACTGGTGCATGCGGGAAGGCATCCAAACCGAGATGCAGAAAACCCCTGCAAAGCGTCGATTGCTCAAATGATCAACTGGCCAAAGCCTACCGCGCAAGTGGAACCCTACGTATTGGCCTTGGGACCGGAAAAGGCTGTTGAGTTTCTGTTGGAGTTCGGTGGCGCCAAGATGACTTTTCCGCGCTCGCCTGGACCATCGTCGGAGTTGGTGCAATTCCTTGGCATGCCAGATGCAACCGCCCTTTGTGCCCAAATGAACTTTGCACCTACCGATGTGCCCAATGCTAAATTGTGGCTTGCGCATGCATTGGCGGCAAGGGGCTTGAGTAAAGAACGAATTGCACGCAAGTTGCATGTCTCAAGAGTGTGGGTTCGCGGTTCATTGAAGCGGTTGCCCACCGGCGCACCACGACCACCGGAACCTCTCCCCCTTTTCCCCAAGCTTTGATCCCTGCCCCGAAAACTGTTTCGGGGCTAATCGACCCAAAAATCATGACACCTTGAAGCCTCTTAAGGCGCGGCTGTTTCCGCGCGCGCAAGCGAGGTCAGTCATGCAGCTCCAAAACCATCTGATTGCCAAAATCCCCTTCCAACAAGCGACGCGCATTGGTCGGGAAATCAAACCCCGCCTTTTGGTGCTGCATGACACCGCAGGTCGTCTGGACAAGGGCAACTCGGCTGACTTCCTTCGCAACCATGCCAAGGTTTCTGTCCACTTCGTTTTGGAGCGTGATGGCTTTATCGAGCAGCAGGTTCCAACGAACAGGCATGCAAGTCATGCTGGCCGTTCGTCCTACAAGGGGGCTTCTGGGGTCAACGGCTTTTCGGTTGGTATCGAAATCGTAAACCCCGGCCTGATGACGTCTCTCGACGGTGTCACTGCCACAACCTGGTTCGGCCAGAACTTTGACATCATCGATCACGGCATCCAGTACGCTGAAACGCCACATCATGGCGCGGGGTGGTGGATGCCCTACACGGAACAACAGATCACATCCCTGACGGAGCTTTTGCGTTGTCTATGCTCCGGCATTTCTACCATCGAAGACATCGTGCCGCATTGGTTTATCTCCCCTGGTCGTAAGATCGACACCAACCCCCTTTTCCCATTGGATAGCATCCGCGCACTGGTCCTCGGCCGTGATGATCCTGAGGCTGACAAAGCGGAAGAAGGCAGCAAGCCGGTGCCTTCCGGCCGTGATGATCTGGCGATGATCCATGCGCCTGGCGACAGCCTCAATATGCGGCGCTGGCCAAGCTTTGCACCAAATGTGTTGCAGTCGATCCCACACGGCACGGTCGTTCCCATTGTGCGGGCTGGTGTGTTCGAAGGTCGCGATTGGATCAAGGTTGTCTACGGCGGCATCGAAGGTTGGGTCGTGAAATCACACACCAAACAGACAGGAGCGTCCGCATGAACAAGCAAAAGATCAAAGGCATCTTGTCCGCAGTTGCCCCGACACTGGCGGCTGCAATCGGTGGCCCCCTGGCAGGCGTGGCGGCACAGGCGATCACTGGCGGACTGTCTGACACTTCGGTCCCGGACCTGAACCGCGTGGAGCAACTGCTGATGGGCGCATCTGGCGGCGACATGGTCAAACTCAAGCAGATCGAAGCGGAGTTTGCCGCGCAAATGGAAGAGGCAGGCGTCGAGATCGCCCGAATTGAAGCTGACGACCGGGCAAGTGCGCGACATCGCCAAGCCCAAATGAAAGACAGAACGCCGGCCATTTTGGGCGGGTTCATCATTTTGGGGTTCTTCGGCGTCCTAGCTTACATTTTCCGGTTTGGCCTGCCCGCCGCAGGCACCGAGGTTTTGCTGATTATGGTCGGCTCTCTGGGCGTCATGGTTACGCAAGTGGCCAACTATTATTTTGGGTCGTCTGTGGGGTCCAAATCCAAAGATGTGACCATTGCAGCATTGAAGGGGCAAGCCCGATGATCACGTTTGATAAACTTCGCCGCATCCTTGTGATTGCAATCATTGCAGCGCTCATGATCGCAGCAATGGCCTTTGCAGCGTCAGCCCAAAGCATGCGTAATTGCGCACCGCGCGACATCGTTATCCAGCGGCTGGCGAATGGCTTTGGTGAAACGCGGCAATCCATGGGTCTTGGTGCCAACAATTCCGTCGTCGAGGTGTTTGCCTCTTTGGAAAGCGGCACGTGGAGCATCACAATGACCTCTCCAAGCGGGCTTATGTGCCTGGTCGCAACGGGTCAGGCTTTTGAGGCATTGGCAGAGGCACTGCCGCTCAAGGATGACGACGCATGATGGGTTGGGACGCAGACACCTGGACCAAGGTGTTCAGTCTGGCCCTGTCAGTTGGGGCTATGGTCTTTGCTTGGTTTGCCACACGTTCAAAGCACGTTGATGGGCAGTTTAAAGCCGGTTCGAAACGGATGACCGAGATCGAAACCCGCGTCAGTGCTGTTGAACAGCAAATGAATGCAATGCCGTCACAGCAGGATTTTCACCGCCTTGAATTGACCCTTTCCGAAATCGGTGGGGACATCAAAGCCATGCGGGCAGAGCGCGGTGCCACCAATGAGGCGATTGCGCGCATCGAACGTGTTGTCAGTCGCCACGAAGACCACTTACTTGATGGGAGCAAATCGTGAGCGATTATGCCAAACAATTGCGTCAACACCGTCGTCTGACGATCTTGAAGCTGCTGCATGAAATCCCGGAATATACGTCCAACGCGTCTTTGTTGACTGAAGGGTGTAACCGGTTTGGAGTGACAACATCACGTGCGCAGATGTCGACTGAATTGGCATGGCTCAGTGAACAGGGTTTTGTCGCCCTCTCAGGCACTGCAGACTTCCAAGTCGCCAAGGCAACGCAAAGCGGTGTCGATGTTGCCTTAGGACGTGCTCGCCATCCTGAAGTTCAGCGCCCCGGACCGGACGCCTGATCCATGCCCCCGCCCCGTAAAATTGATCTTCTGCCAAAAGAGCTTCGCGACTGGCTAAAGGCCGAGCTGGAAGAACGCGGCTTTGCCGGATACGAGGACCTGGCCGAAGCGCTTAACTTCCGGCTTGAAGCCGAAGGCATGGACGTTCGGATTGGCAAATCCGCAATTCACAGCTTTGGCAAAGAGCACGCAGAGTTCGTCAAGTATCAGGAACAAGCCAGCGCGTGGGCTGCCGACTGGATGCAAGGCAATGGTCTGGAAGAAGAAGCGCAGCGCCACAACGTGTTGTTCCAGATGATCACAACGCTCGCCTTCAAAGTCATGCAAGGGCAAATGACCAAAAAGGCTGAAGAGATTGACCCCAAAGAACTGCACTTTCTGGGGCGAATGCTGAAAGACGTCATGTCCAGTTCCGGCATCCGAGAAAAGCTTATGCAAGACGAACGCGAGATGGTTGCCAGGGAAGCACGAGAAGCCGAACGCGCCGAGCTGCAGGACGCCTTGCAAGCCGGTGTTGCGTCTGGCGACGTCAACGTCGATGCAGCAAAAGCTGCCCGCGCGGTGATGGGCTTTGATTGATGCCTAAGAGTTCAACGCGCCAACTCCAAGACCCGATCATCAAATGGTTGCCATACCAGAAAGCCTGGATGAACGACCAGTCGCGCTTCAAGGTCGGCAAGATCACCCGCCGTGGCGGTAAGACATTCGCGGCCAATGGCGAGATCGTTGACGACTGCACCCAAGCCGAAATCGACGGGCGCAAAACACGTTGGACAATTCTGTCCCGCTCGGAAGGCACCGCAAAGGAGGCCATCGAAGATGCTTTAAAGCCTCTTACAGAGGCATATTATGCCGCCTATTCGACGTTGGCACGTAAAGGGCGCCCTGAGTTTACCGAAGAAGACTTCCATGTGCCGGCACACACACGCGAAGTGATCGAAAGCGGTTCGGTTCACATGATCGATGTGCCAGAGGCCACATACAAAGCCCAAGAGGTGCGCTTCCCAGGTGGATCCCGCGTCACGGCTATCTCGTCATCGCCAGATGCTGCGCGTGGCTTTGGTGGCAACATGCTTTTTGACGAGTTTGCATTCCATCGCGACAGCCGCAAAATCTGGGGCTCTGCCTTTCCCGTTGCTGCAAGGGGCGGTCACAAGATCCGCGTGATCTCTACGCCCAATGGCAAAGGCAACAAGTTCTACGAGCTGATGACGGCCAAGGACAACAATTTTTCCAAACACGAGACAGACATTTACGAGGCAGTCAGGCAGGGTCTTGATGTTGACATCGACGAACTGCGCAAAGGCATGTCTGACGAAGACGCCTGGGCACAGGAATTTGAGCTGAAGTGGTTGGACGCGGCGTCCAGTTGGCTCACCTATGATCTGATTTCATCTGTGGAAGCCAAGAATGCGGGCATCCCTTTGCACTATGCCGGTGGCAATTGCTATGTCGGTGTCGACATCGCGGCCCGCAATGACCTCTTTGTCATCGTCGTGCTGGAAGAAGTCGGCGACGTCCTGATCTGCCGTGAAGTCATTGCAGAAAAGCGGATCAGCTTTGCCGAACAAGACGCCCTGTTGGCCAGCGTCATGGAGCGGTACCGCGTTGTGCGTGTTGCCATGGACCAAACCGGCATGGGCGAAAAGCCCGTCGAAGACGCCAAGCGCAACCACGGTGCCATGCGCGTTGAAGGCGTTCTGTTTTCCGTTGCAAGCAAACTGGACCTTGCGACCGCTCTGAAAGAGCGCATGGAAGACCGCACAATCCGAATTCCTGCAGGTGATCCTGTTTTGCGCGCGGATCTGCACGCTATCAAAAGCCAAGTCGGTTTGACCGGTGCGCGGCGTTTGGTGGCTGACGGCGACACAGATGGTCACGCAGACCGCTTCTGGGCCTTCTCATTGGCCTGCGCCTCAGCAGCCTCCCCTTACCAAAAACTCACCTACGAAAAGGTCACCCCTGGCGGCGTTCACCTTCCAAACGGCGGATCAGCGGATCTTGGATGGCTGCGAGACGGCACACGTCAACAAATGGGGGGTGCCGATCTCTTCGCTGGCCTGAAAGGCGGCATCACATGATCCAATCAGAAAGGCATCAAAATGCCCAATAGCCCTGCCCTTCTAGATCGTTTCGGAAATCCGGTACGTCGCGCTGACTTGAACCGCCCGATTGAGCCGGCACGTTTCGGCAGTCCACAAAACCCCGTGCCAAGCTATCCAGGCGACGGTCTGGAGCCTGTGCGCCTCGCGTCGATCATGCGGGCGGCCGACATTGGCGAGCCGATGCAGTTTCTATCACTGGCGGAACAAATCGAAGAGCGTGACCCGCACTATCTGGGGGTGTTATCCACGCGCAAACGCTCTGTCAGCCAGATCGACATCACTGTCGAAGAAGCCAGCGATGACCCGCAAGACGTTGCCCGTGCCGAATTGGTGCGTGATTGGGTGAACCGGCTCGAGCTTTCCGGCGAGCTGTTCTTGATCCTTGATTGTATCGGCAAAGGCTTCAGCATCACAGAGATTGGCTGGGAAAAGTCCGAAGGCCAATGGTGGCCTGGTCGTCTTGAACAACTGGATCCACGCGCGTTTCGGTTCGCAAAGCACAATTTGAAAGTGCCTGTTGAACTGGATGCCACAGGCGCGGAAAAGCCGCTTGAGCCTTTCCGCTATATCCACGGCGACATTCAGGCCAAATCTGGGTTGCCCTTGCGCAGCGGCTTGGCCCGCGTCGCAGCATGGGGCTGGATGTTCAAAGCCTACACCCAACGCGATTGGGCATTGTTTGCACAGACCTTTGGACAGCCTGTCCGCTTGGGACGTTATGGCCCAAACGCCAGCGACGCAGATCGCCGCACACTCTGGCAAGCGGTGTCCGGCATTGCGGGCGATTGCGCCGCGATCATTCCTGAAGGCATGAAAATCGAATTCATATCTTCACCCAATGTTGGCGCCTCCTCAAATTTGTATGAAGCGCGTGCCGATTGGCTGGACAAACAAATCTCCAAGGCCGTTCTGGGTCAGACCGCGACCACGGACGCCGTAACAGGTGGTCTAGGCTCCGGCAAAGAGCACCGCGAGGTGCAAGAAGACATTGAGACCGCCGATGCCAAAGCGCTGTCGGCAATTTTGAACCGCGACTTGATCCGGCCTTGGATGACCTTGGAGTTCGGGCCGCTCAAACGTTACCCGCTTCTCAAAATCGAACGCCCGAAACCTGAAGACCTGAAAACCTTGTCCGAGGCCGTGGCCTTGCTTGGTCCTTTGGGGCTACGAGTGTCGGCAAAACAGATGCGCGACAAACTGGGCCTGCAAGAGCCTGTCGAGGGCGAAGAGGTTTTGGCGTTTTCAGCGGCGAATTCACCCGAAACACTGCCTCAAGCGCAAAACACCAGTCCCGCAGGGCGTCAAACCCGCTCTGAGAGCAAATTTAAATACCTATTAAATACCCTTGAAGCCAATTCAGGGACACACGGCGGGCAAACGGCATTGCAGGCGTCTGACGGGCCGGAAATCGAGGGGGTGATAATTGACGCGTTAAACGCCCGGTTCGGTGAAGATGGCCAAAGCGGCGTCGAAGACATCATGGAACAGGTTGAAGCGATGATGTCGGCGGCAAATGATCTGTCCGAATTCCGCGATATGCTGATTTCCGGATTTGGCCAAACCGATGGCACACAGCTTGCGACTGTCATGCAAGACGCGCTGGCAGCATCCTACGCAGCAGGCCGCGTTTCTGAAATCGAAGACGCAAATGGCTGATCCACTTGCTGCCACCTTAAGCAAACCCTTCAAAGCCCAGCTTGCCACGTTTCGGTTGCGTTTGAGAAACCTTGTCCCAACCTCGAAATGGGATGACCTGGTCAAATCCCAGCATGACAGCGCATTCATGGTGGCCGGCGCGGTCAAGGCCGATTTGCTGGCGGATCTGGCGCAAGCCGTGGACAAAGCGATTTCCGAAGGGCGCGGATTCGACGCGTTCAAAAAGGACTTTCGCAGCATTGTTGAAAAACGCGGCTGGCACGGTTGGACCGGCGAAGGGACCGAAGCCGGTGAAAACTGGCGCATGCGAACAATCTACCGCACCAACCTGCGGACCAGTTTCATGGCCGGCCGTCACGCCCAGCTTGTGGCAGGCAATTACAAATACTGGGTCTATCGCCACGGTGGCGCTGCGCATCCACGCGAACACCATCTTGCCTTGGACGGCATCGCCCTGCCCTCGGATCACCCGTTTTGGCGGACACACTTCCCGCCCAATGGTTGGGGCTGTGGCTGTTATGTGCGTGGTGCGAACAGTTTGCGCGGGATCCGCCGTGTCGGTGGTGATCCGAACAAAACACTGCCTGATGGTTGGGACGCAATCGACCCGAAAACCAATGCGCCTGAAGGCATAGACCGCAATTGGGACTATGCGCCTGGTGCAACGGTTTCTGACACAATCAACGCATTGCGCCCAAAACTGGAAACGCTGCCTGACGCGCTGTCAATTGATCTCATTCAGGAGTGGTTGAAAGAAGAGCTGTTTGGGCAATGGTTGAAGGCCCCTGCGGGCAATTGGCCACTGGTGAAAATTCCGGAAGCGGCTGCGGTTCGGATCAAATCCAAACAGCGTGTCGCAGTTTTCTCACCTGAAAGTGCACAAAAACAAAAGGCCCATCACCCGGAACTTGAGACCTCGGATTATCTGCAGGCCCAAAAAACAGTGTCAGAGGCCGATCATGTGATCAGCACACGCAAAAACCATCTGACTTTCGTGAAGGATGCGCCAGAGCAGCCGGGCTATGTGTTGGTGGTTAAGGCTGTTTTGCAAGCGGACGAGCTGTATGTGGTCAGCTTCCGGCGTATGTCATCTGATCAGGTCAAGAAAGATCAGGAATTGAGACGCTTGAAGAGACAAGGAAAGAAACCGTGAGCGGCGAGGCCTCCCTTCTGAACAAGTCAGCAACCTCGCATGGCGCTCCGAACAAAGGTTCGTGCTACGGCTGGGAGAATATCACCGTGTCGCGCTCACACTTGGTCATATAGCAATGGCGAACGTGACTTTCAACGACGATGCCCTTCAGGCAGCTTTACGCAATCTGGATCTTGGCCTTCAGGATAAAAGCACGTTGATGAACCAAATCGGCGAAGCCTGGGCGCAACTCAACACCGACCGACTGGAAGCCGGTGTCAGCCCGGATGGCACATCCTTTGCACCGCGCTCACAAGCAACGCTTGCAGCATATGCCGCCAAGGGCATTTCTCCAATCGGGGGGCCATTGCGGCTTACCGGCGACATGGCGAATTTTATCCATCACGATTACAGCCCCGATCACGCAGAAGTCGGATCCAGCGCGGTCCAGGCGGCAATGATGCACTTTGGCGGTCCGAAGTCCCGGTTTCCAAACCTGTGGGGGGATATTCCAGCACGTCCATTTGTTGGGCTTGCGGAAAGCGACACGCCGGAAATCACCGAAGTCATTGAAGATTATCTCGAGGGTTTGATAGAGTAAGTTTTAGGCGCTTCGACCAATTGCTCCCGCCAAAAGGATCAAGCGATCACTTGATTTCACCTCCCAATGCAAATTGGCAGTGCCGCTTTATGAATGACTACTGGTGATTGGGATGTTCAGGGCTTGGAACGATGAACTTCTTTGTCTAGGTTCGCCACATGTATGGTTCGTTTAGGGTCTATCAGTGACAACAATTTTAGCGCGATTTTTAGCAGCAGGTATAGCATCTGCCTTAACGGTTCTTCTTGGGGTGTATTTCATTGTCGAGATGTCTGTTGGTACGATTCATCGTCGGATAGATGACACCAACGCCAACCTGCAAAATTTGCGGGAGGAAATACGAAGAGAAATAGACTATAGAATTTCAAATGCAGTCCAAGAACTGGGTCGACTTCCTCCAACCGACTTTCAAGACGTCGTCATGCGAAGTGTTCAAGAAAGCAAAGTTGTTCTTCGTGAGACAGAGGAAGGCGGCAACAATCAAATGACCCTGACCATTCAATACGATGGTGTGGGTGGAGTGCCAGTGGCAAAATACGACACCGTCAAAGACGTGGTTTTTTATTTGTATGGGGATTCCTACTACGATGAATTTGGCAGACCAGAGCATCAAGAGGAGCAAATGATCCGACTTGCGACTCCTGTGCGAGGCAGTTTCAGGTTCGCTTCAGGTTTTGGACCACGATGGGGGCGGATGCACAATGGGATTGATTTCGCGGCCGTTGAAGGCACCCCTATCTATGCTGCAGCAAATGGGATTGTCACGATGGCAGGTTGGAAATCTGGCTACGGGAAACTAATCAAAATTGACCATGAGAACGGTTTCGAAACTTGGTACGCGCATCTTTCCAGCGTTGATGTAACAGTTGGTGAAATGGTTCGAACCGATGAACAAATTGGTGCAATGGGAAGCACCGGCCGAAGCACTGGCACTCATTTGCATTTTGAAGTGCGACTTGATGGTGACCCCGTCAATCCGATGACATTTTTAAACAACACACCATCCCGACAGACGCCTCAGCAACTAATAGGGGCAGAACTCGCATCTTTTCTGAACTTCATTGAAGTGACTAGGCTCAAGCCAATTGCAAACAATGCGTTCTTTAGAAAAGAACAGACATAGAAATTATCACAGTCTTCAACTGCACAAAATAGAACCTCTTTTGCGCGTTTGCTGTCGTTAAATTGTTTTGCAAAATCTGTAACTATAGGCTGTGAACAGGCTTTCGCAATCCAGCGCCGTTTAAAGCGGATTGACCGAACGCTCCATGATCGGCAACATAACGCAACTCCCAGATCACAATTAAGCGCCCTGCCCCGAAAACTGTTTCGGGGCGATTGACCTGCGCCCACGCGCGATAGTGCCTGCATGACACAGGCACAATTCACCACTGCAATCATGATGCACAGCACCTTACCGGAGCCGACGGAAAACGCGCCGGTTCCTGAATGGGTGCATTTGTTGCCAGTTGGCGAAATTCCAACAGATGACCAGCGGGGGCCTTATGTAGCAGACGATCTTGAAGCGATTGTGGCGCTCAGCTTTGCCGATAACGACCTTCTCGTCATCGACGAAAACCACTCGACCGACCTAAGCGCCCCGAAAGGCGGCGAAGCGCCGGCACGCGGATGGATCCAAGAAATGGACATTCGCGACACTGGCATTTGGGGCAAAGTCGCCTGGAATGCATCAGGCAGAGCGCTGTTGGCAGACCGAGCCTATCGCAGTCTGAGCCCCGTCATCTTGCATGATGGCAAAAAGCAAATTCTCGCCATTCGCCGCGCCAGCCTGACCAACACACCCAATCTGCGCGGCATGACTGCGCTCAATGCGACACAAAATCCAGATGAGGACACCAATATGAACATGATTGCAAAAACTGCGGCCATGCTCGGCCTCGGCGAAACTGCCGATGAAGAGCAGGTCATGGCAGCTTTGACGGCAAAACTGGAAGAAAAAGCCGATGACGGCGCTGCCGCGTTGCAGTCTTCCCTCGACAGCATCGGCGAAGCTCTGGGCGTAAAAGGCGCGGATGGAGGGGCCATTCTGGTCGCAGCGCAAAGTGCTGGCAAAGGATCGAATGATCTGGTGACAGCCCTGCAATCACAGGTCACAGCGCTGACAGACACGGTCACGACCTTGCAGGCCACCGGCAAGCAATCCGCAGCGGAGGCTTTTGTCGATGGTGCTATCGCAGAAATGCGCATCGGTCTGAACTCTTCCAACCGCCAGCTCTACATCGATCTGCACTCAAAAGATCCCAACGCCGCCGAAGAGATGATCAAGGCCATGCCTGTCATGTCTCCGGGCACCGCTGGCGCTCTTAGTGCTCAGGACGCTGCAGTTCGTGAAGACATGCAATCGGCCACAGCCGAAGAGCTGACCGCAAAAGCCACAACCTATCTCGCCACACAGCATTCGGCCGGGTTGACGGACTTGACAATGACACAAGCCATTTTGGCAGTTTCGGAAGGCAAATCATGATCCCCACACTCACACGTTCTTACGCAGTCACCGCCGCGCTGGCTGGTTTCCGCATCGCAGCTTTCGCAGCACCGGCAACAGACCGGGCAGCAACTGTCGCAACCGCAAACGATGATCCGTTCATCGGCGTGACAGCAAGTCTGGGCGCCACCGCCGGTGAAATGGTCGACATCTACGTCGCAGGTTTCGCCCCCGTGCAACTGGGTGGTCCGGTGTCTGCAGGCGATCCGCTCACCAGCGATGCCACAGGCAATGCCGTTCTGGCCACGCCTGCGGTCGGCACGACAGTCCGGATCATTGGCTTTGCCGATGAAGCTGGCGTGAGTGGCGACATCGTCGATGCGTTGCTTGCCCCCGGCGTGCTGCACGAACCCGCTTAATCGCCTTCCCTGAAGGCCATCCACCCGACACGACACCGAAGGATTTCTAAATGACCCGTCGCCCCTTTGCCGCCAATGCCGTTCTGACCGCCATTGCGGTCAATTTTGCAAACCCCGCGTCAGCTCTGATCGCTGACCAAGTCATGCCCCGCGTTCCGGTGGGCGAAGAAGACTTCAAGTGGACGGAATATCCGATCTCTGAAGGCTTCAACACACCAGATGCCAAAGTCGGGCGTCTGGGCCGTGTGAAGCAACTCGAGTTCACAGGCACCGAACGCACGGCATCTGTTGACGATTACGGTCTGGAAGTTCCCATTCCCTATTCCGACATCGACAAAGCGGCCAAAATGCGTGCCCGCAATGCCAGCGCCTTTGATCCAGAGGCAAATGCCGCTGAACGCGTCACGGACACGTTGCAAAATATCCGCGAAGTGCGTGTCTCTGGCATGGTGCACAATCCGGACAATTACGAAGCCGACAAAAAGACAGCTTTGGTTGGTGGCGCCAAATTCTCAGACTATGCCAACTCTTCGCCAATCGATGTCATCAAGGCAGCCATCAACGGCACCCTGATCTATCCCGGCAGCACATGTGCCATGTCACACAATGTCTGGACAACACTCAGTTCTCACCCGGACCTGGTCAATGCGGTGCGCGGCAATCTGACCAACAAAGGCATGATCACACCGGAAGAGTTTGTGTCCTTGTTCTCTGGTGAAGGCCTGACGGCCTTGCATATCGGGCGCGCCTACACCAACACAAGCAAGCCCGGACAAGCCGCTGAACTGCAACGCGCCTGGCGTGATCACATGTCCTTTATGCACCTCGATCCGATGGCGTCTGTACAAGCCGGCGGCGTCACTTGGGGCCTGACAGGCGAATATGCGTCACGCATCGCCGGTCGCACTGAGGATCCCAATATCGGCCTTCATGGTGGCTACAACATCCGCGTCGGTGAACGGGTCAAAGAACTGATCATCGCCAAGCAGGTCGGCTACCTCGTTCAGAACTGCGTCTAAGCCGGCGTCGTGTGATTGAGCGGCCCGTTTGGTTCGGGCCGCTTTATTCAACCGATGTTTGAAAGGGCAAAGACAATGGCAAACCATAAAGAACTGGTGGCACAGGCGACCGCTTTGGGACTTGAGGTCAAAAATGGCATGACCAAAGCGCGACTGAACGAGTTGATTGCGGCTCACAATGCTGCCGGCGGAAAACCCGCGCCGCAACCGCCTGCGCAGCAAAGCCCCAAAAAGCCGCAAGATGACATGATCGAAACCACTGTCTTGTCACAGGTGATTGGGGACGACGGCCCTGTAAAGGCGGGTGATCCAATTCGTCTGTCCCACTCGGATTACGCGGCCCTGGTCAAATGCGGTGCGGTGGAAGAGTTGCCAGACGAAAACGACGCCTGACCCGCCAAACAACCACATAGATCAACATCGGAGATGAATGTGAGCTACGTCACAACAGCCCAAATGATTGAACGCTACGGTCGGTCGCTGTTGTTGGACCTCACTGATCGCACGGATCCACCAGTTGGCGAAATCAACCAAAGCACAATGGATGTCGCGTTTCAGACGGCGGCCGCATTGATCGATGGCTACCTTGCCACGCGGTATCGCCTGCCATTGAACCCTATGTCTGATTTGATCCAGCCACTGGCGGAAAAGCTGGTGATCTATGATCTGCACACCTACACGCCCGATCAAAAAATCACGGACGAACACAAGAACGCTATCGCAACGCTGAAACTTATCGCTGATGGAACACTCCGTCTGCCAAGCGGTGGCATTGAGCCGCAAGGCACCGGCGGCACAGGTGCCCAATCCACGGACCGCGACCGCGAAATGACACCAGACAAATTGTCAGGGTTCATCTGATGTTGGTGGATGATGTGATCACGCGCCTGAAGCAAGACGTGTCAGACCTTCAAAGGGTTGAAGGTGCAGCGGCGTTTTCTGCCGTGGTGCAATCGGGCCAAGCCCCGACGCGCACGCCGGTGGCCTATGTCTTCTCTTCAGGCATGCGCGGCGGGCAAGCCGAAGCATCGGCAGGCGCGTTCATACAAGACGTCTCCGAGAATATCAGCGTGGCCCTCATGTTGCGCTCAAGTGACCGCATCGGAACCAAAGGCATTGAGCCCATCGACGCGCTGAAACGCTCGGTAATTGACGCGCTTTGCGGCTGGATGGCCCCCGGCCGCACAGACGTCTTTGACCTGCGCTCCGGCAAGATGCTCAGCTTCAACGCTGGCCTGCTGACCTACGCCCTCGAATTTTCCACGACAGACCAATTGAGGATTTTCTCATGAGCAAGACCGCCCTGCCCCAATCCGGTGGCAGCTTTGTCCGCGATCCCAAAGGCACGCTGACCAAAGCACAGCCTGCCCCCAAACCAGCCAAGCCTAAAGCGGTGAAGAACACCGCAGAAAAGGACGTTTAAATGTCGCTTAAATGGAATTCGAAAATCCTGTTGGCCAAGATCGAAGCGACCTACGGCGTTGATGCAACACCAACAGCTGCGCAAAACGCGATCCTTGCCAAAGAAGTGTCCTTTGAGCCTATGGCCGGCAGCGACGTCAGCCGCGATCTGGAAACCAGCTTTCTGGGGGGCCAAGGCTCGGTCCCGATCGATCTGCATGCCAAGTTGAGCTTCAAGGTTGAGCTGGTCGGATCAGGTGCGGCCGGCACGCCGCCTGCATGGGGCCCCTTGATGCGCGGGTGCGGTGTCGCCGAAACCATCACAGCCGGTACATCGGTGGTCTACAATCCGGTCAGCGACGGGCATGAAAGCCTTTCAACCTATTTTCAGGTGGAAGGCACCCAGCATGTCATCAAGGGCACACGCGGCACCTGCACGTTGGATTTGAGCTCGTCTGCCATTCCCTACCTGAACTTCGAATTCACCGGCCTGTTCACGCGGCCCACCGAAGAAGCGCGGGCGAACCCCGATCTGTCCGGTTTCATGGATCCCCTGCCCGTCAACAACGCCAACACACCCGTCTTCACAGTCGATGGCACAAGCCTGACCATGCGCAGCTTCATGCTGAACTTGGGCAACGAGATCGCGCCGCGCTTCCTGGTCGGCGAGGAAAGCATCCTGATCACGGATCGCGAGGACAGCGTCGAGACCAAAGTGGTGGGCGTCGATCTTGGCACCTTCGATCCTTACGGCTTGGCGCTTGATCAGGCTGAAATCCCGATCGTGCTCAAACACGGCACCCAAGCTGGCAACATCATTCAGATTGATGTGGCACGCGCCCAGATGCAGCGCCTGCAGGGTTTGGAAAACGCCCAGAAGATCATGGAATGGCCCCTGCGCCTTTCCCCAATTCCGGACGCTGGCAACGACCAGTGGACCCTGACCCTCACATAAACCGGAGCCGCACATGACTAGTTTTTGGCATAATTTCCGAACCTTTCGCCAAAACACGAAAGGCAAACCGCGTGTTGAACGGATCCGCTGTGCTGAACTTCTACGCAGCGGTCCATGTGGCGTGATGGTGGCGGTAATGACAACGCTGGTCATCCACGCGCCCGAACTGAAAACAGACGAATAGGAGCCGCAGATGAGCACTTTCACAGTCACCAAAAACCCCGAATTCACCACCGATGTCGAGGTCATGCAGCCCACGGGCAATGGCCACGACAAGAAGATCCTGCGCACGCGTTTTCGCGTTGTTCCGAATTCCGAAGCCAATGAATTTGACCTGAGCACGTTTGAAGGCACTCAGGCCTATCTGGACCACATCGTGATCACGTTCGAAAACCTTGTCGACGAAAACAAGGACCCCATGATCTGTGACGCAAACCTGCGCTCTGATCTTATGGATCTGCCCTACATCCAGAACGCCTTGGTGTCTGCTTACACCTCTGCGCTGGTCGGCGCCAAGCGGGGAAACTAACCGCCGTCGGCCGGGCGTGGGCGCTTGGTGAAGGCGGCGATGCACAAGATGAACTGGAAACTGATGCTGACGCTTGGGGCATCGTTCTACCCGAACAAGAGAGATTGATTGTTTGGGCCGAACACATTCCGGCCTTCCACGCATTTCTAGCCGTTTGTGGCCAATGGCGGGCCTTTGAAGTCGATGGGCGGATCGTTCCGATCGCGCTGGATTACACCGCAGCCAGAGCGGGTCTCAAGCTGGCAGGCATCAAGATCAAACCCAAAGTCTGGGCGGACCTTCAAACAATCGAACTGGCGGCTTTGAAAGCCATGCGGGAGAAACTGAAGTGAGCAACTTCGTTGTCAGTGGACGGATCCAGATGGAAGCCGAAGCCGCACGCAAGGAAGTGCAGAGCTTTTCGGGGTCTTTGGACAGCGCCAAGGCCAGCGCGACGGGTTTCAGCACGTCTGCGACGCAGGCCGAAAGCTCGACCCAGAAAATGGGCGTTGCGACTAACGCCACTGAAAAACAGGTTGCAGAACTGCGCCGCATGGTGGCCGCGGCTTCGACCGAGATCCAAAAAATGCGCGGCCAACAAACCAACGCAGGCAAAGACACGCGTGTGCTGGGTCAGGCCAATCAAGTGGCGGCTGGTCAGGTCGGCAACCTCACTGCACAGTTCAACGACATCGGTGTGATGCTGGCTGCGGGCCAGAACCCGCTGCAACTGGCCATTCAGCAAGGCACCCAAATCACCCAAGTGATTGGCCCAATGGGGGCAGCCGGTGCCGTGAAATCACTCGGATCAGCACTGAAGGCCATGGTCAGCCCCGTCAGCCTGTTGACCTTGGGTGTGATTGCAGGTGGTGCCGCATTGTTTCAATGGGCCACTGGCGCCATGAGTGCGGCTGACGGTGCCGGCACGTTTACAGAGAAGCTTGATGAAGCGACCGGCCAAGTCCAAACCTACATCGATCTGATCAACAGCCAGGACGACAGTTTTTCCGCGCGGTTTGAAAGTGCCAAGGGGCAGATCGAAGCCACATCCGAGGCGTACCGCGACTTGATTGCCTTGGCGAAGATCGACGCGTTGCAGAACATCGACAGCCTCACACAAGGCTTGGCCAGCAGCGTTTTGGACGCCAGCTATCTTCAAGGTGAAATCGGCGACACCGGCGATCTGTTGGGGATCGAAACCCAACTGCAGGGCAATATCACAGTCTGGAAAGCGAACCGTGACGCTGTTCGGGATTTTGTGGATGAGCTGAAGACGCTTGAAGGTGCGGCCAGCCTTGATGCTCAGTATCAATCAGCCTTGGCACTGCGAGAGACGTTCAAAAGCACGGTTGATGTCAGTGGGGAAATGACAGCGCAACAGATTGAATTCTGGCGCAACCTTTCGCTATCCATCCAGCAAATGGAACTGCTGGGTGCGGCTGCCAAAAGCGTCGAACAAACAGAAGCCGACATTGCTGCTAACAAAAGCCAAGCCGCGCAACGCCACTATGCGCAAACGATGCTTCAGTCGAATGCCGCAAAGCAGTCGGCCCAAGAACTTCTCGTTTCGTTGCAAGCCCAAGCGGCCTTAAACGAAATCGTTGCCCGTCATGGCGCCAACAGCGTTCAGGCCACCCAAGCACGGGTCCAGGCAGAGCGAGACGCCTTTATCGAGACAGAATTGTCAGCGGACATGTCGCAAACACTGCGTGACATGCTGTTGGCAGCTTGGGACGCTGCCAATGGCGTTGCCGGTGTGGATATGGCAGGCAACATCAATCTTGCCACCCAAGCGGCCGTGACGTTCACAAACCAATTGGCAAACGCATTGGCTTTGCAACGTGGGTTGGCCGCAGATGCCGCCACCGGCGACAATCCAGACTTCTTTGATCCCAGAAACGAAAGCGGCACAGCCGGTCAGGTGACACGGCCGCGTGGCGTTCCCGTGCAAAACCGCCCCGGTTACAAGCTACCCAAGCCACGTAAAACTGGCGGCGGCGGCGGGCGCAATTCTGCGACCACTCAGCTGGAAAAAGAACGCAAGGCCACACAGGATCTGATCGACAGCTTGAACCAGGAGCTGGCCATCCTGCGCGAAAGCGACCCCATTCGCCAAGAGATGTTACGCAACCGCGACGCGCTGGCGGGTGCAACGGCAGAAGAACGGGCGCAGATTGAACAACTGATCACAGCGCGTGAAGCCGAACAGTTGGCGGCAGAACAGCAACGTGAAGCATGGGAAAGCTTCAGAACGATCACCTATGACACCTTCACAGATCTGGTCACCAGCGGTAAATCCTTTGGTGATGTTTTGACCGATCTGACTGCGAAGATCGCGGATATGGCGTTGCAAGGCCTGCTGTTGGGCGAAGGCCCATTGGGTGGCATTTTTGGCGGCAGTTCGGGCGGCGGATTACTTGGCGACATTTTTGGGTCAATCTTTCCCGGCTCCAGTCTGCCAGCGGCCGCCACCGGTGGCATGATCTATGGCAAAGGCGGCGGCAAGTCTGATGATGTGCTCATGTGGGGATCCACCGGCGAATATATGATCAACGCCGAAGCCACCGCAAAAAACCGCCACCTTCTGGAACGTATCAACGCAGGCGACGTCATTCCTGCCTTTGCATCTGGCGGTGCCGTCGATGGATCAGTTGTTGGGACGCGCGGCACGTCAGGGGCCGGAGCAATGCAGGTCAGCATGGATCTGCGCGGTGCACGCGGCAATCAAGAGATCACGGAATCGGCGCGGCTTGGAATGGAGCAAGCCCTGAAAGAATACGACCGCAACGTGCTTCCGCGCCGTGTAGCAACAATCAAAGACGAACCAAGGAGGATTGGGTGATGCCAGAGGTAACACCAGCATCCCTTGCCGACTTTTTGCAAGCCTTGCCAATCAGCGCGATTGAATTCCATCTGCCCGAAGTCGTCGAGATTGCAGAAACGGCCGGTGGGGAAGTCCTGCCTTCAAACATTGGCACCCGTCTTTGGAATGGCCGTGTCACTTTGGGACGGCTGACCAGATCGGAAACACTGTCTGCGCAAGTGCTGATCGATGACATGCGCGGTGCTGGCAAATTCTTCATGGCCAGCCACATCACACACCCCTTCCCCCGGTCTGATCCTCAAGGCGTCGACATCCAAACGGCGAATGTTCTGCTGGCCTCCTTGCCAAATGACGCAAACACGATCGCACTTGCCGGGCTGCGTCCGAACTATGTGCTGACACGCGGGGATTATCTGTCTTTCACCTACAGATCGAACCCGACGCGCTACGCCCTGCACCGTGTCGTCACATCAAGCGTTCAAGCCGACAACGACGGCTTGTCGCCCGTGTTCAAAGTCCAACCGCCTGTGCGCCCAGGTGCCCAGATCGGAACGCCAGTCACTTTGGCAAACGCAGCCTGCAAAGCCTTGATCCGCCCCGGCTCTGTCGAGGCAGGCCGCACATCACGGTTCACCACAGAAGGCATCGCCTTCGACTTCCAACAAACATTGAGATAAACCATGCGTGACTTTTCCCCCATTTTGCTGGCCCATCTGGCAGAGCGCGGCGCACGCCACGCTCAGGTTCTGATCTGGATCGAAGCCAAGGATCGCGCAACCGGCGAGCCTGCCACCATCGGGCTCTGGTCCGGCGCGGATCACGAGACGTTTTCAATCGACGGACAAGCCCGCGACTATTTCGGTGCCGGCACCATCCTGAAGGTGCCCCCGATCATCACCGAGCGCGGCATGAGTGTGCGCACCACGCGGGTGGAATTCTCAGCTGTCGCACCTGAAGTGCAAGAAGCGACACGCGGATACGAGACACGCAATGCGCCATTCCAAATGCACATCGCCAACTTCGACCCACAAACAGAGCAGCTGATCGCAGAACCCCACCGGGTCTACAAAGGCATCGTTGCAGGGTTGGAGTTCACGCGGCCGCCGCCCGGCGAACAAGCAACCTGCGAGCTCAGCATCGTCAATTCCGCCCGCTCACTGACCCGGACGTTGGCTTTGCGCAAATCCGATGCCTCTTTGCGGGCGCGGTCTCCCAACGATGCATTCCGTCAATATGCAGACGTCAGCGGATCCATCGAAGTCGTCTGGGGAGAAATCCGACAAGCGGCCCCGACACCTGTTGTTGCAGGCCCAACGCCCACGCCACTTGAAAGCACAAACCGATGACCTTCACCCGCTTGCCAGACTGGCGAAAACACCTTCTTGCCTATCTTCAACAGACCGCTCGAACGCCGTTTGAAGAGGGTTTAAATGATTGCGCCCTGTTTGTTGCAGGCGGCGTGCTGGCGATGACCGGGCATGATTTTGCAGCACCTTACCGCGGTCAATATTCGACCACAGTGGGCGGCATGCGCTTACTGCGCGACAACGGGTTTGCAGATCACATCGCTCTGGCCAAGTCACATCTGCCGACCAAACCTTTGGCCTTTGCCAACGTCGGGGATGCCGCCGTCATGCCAAGCTCCGATGGGCCCGCTTTGGGCATCGTGCAAGGACCAAACGTCTATGTCCTGGCGCCATCCGGTCTGGCGCACCTTCCCCTCACAAACGCCACAGAAATCTTGGGAGTTTAAGATGCCATTTGTTGCTGCCGCCATAACCGCGATTTCTGGAGCCGTCGCCGGGAGTGCCTTGGGCGCTTTCCTAACAGAAACGATCTTTGGCCGGCTGTTGCTGTCCGTGGCCATCTCGGCAGTCCGCGCAAGTCTGGCTGGCAAACCAAAGGTGCGCACACCGGGGATCCGGACGCAAAAGACGCAATCAGGCGGCGTCACACCTGCGTCCTTCATTCTGGGCACATACGCGTCCGAGGGGCAGCTGACATGCCCCCCAATGAGCCATGGCACCGTTGGCGGCACACCCAATGCCTATCTGACCTTTGTCATCGAACTGGGCGATATTCCCGGTCAAACCCTTGAAGGGCTGATCCTTGAAGGAGAACGGGCAGAGTTCGGGAACGAAGCGCATGAAGACTATGGCACACCCATTCTGGGCCGGTTCACAGATTATGCTTGGGTCCGATATTATGACGGCACACAAACCGTCGCCGACCCGATGCTGTTGGACAAATACGCCGACTATCCCGATCGCCCCTGGACCGCCGATATGATCGGAACAGGGATCTGTTACGCCGTTCTGACATTCCGCTTTAAACGTGAAGTCTTTTCCAGCTTTCCAAGTGTGCGTTTTGAACTTGGCGGCATCCCTTTGTATGATCCGCGCAAAGACACCAGCGTCGGTGGCGCGGGGCCCCATCGGTGGGCAGACAAAGCCACATGGGAAGCGTCTGCCAATGTCGCGGTGCAAGCCTACAACATCCACCGGGGCATTGATCTGGACGGCGGCGAGATCTGGGGCGGCAATGCTACGGCTGCGGATCTGCCTTTGGCCGTTTGGTGGGCTGCGATGAACACGGCTGACGAAGCCGTCACGCTTGCAGATGAAACATCCGAGCCGCGCTTCAGGACATCTTACGAGGTGTTTGTGGACGATGAACCCGCAGCCGTTCTGGAAGAGATGATGGCGGCCACCGGTGGCGAGATGGTCGAAAGCGGTGGCGTCTGGAAAATCCGCTTGGGCGGTCCTGGTCTGCCCGTGTTCTTCATGACCGATGACGACATCCTGATCACGGAAAGTGAACAGTTCAAACCCTTCGCCGAAAACGATGATCCCATCAATGCGATCCAAGCGGTCTATCCAGATCCCGCAACACTGTGGCAGCCGCGCGAAGCACCCAAACGCACCTATGTAGCGTTTCAAACGGAAGACGGCGGCCAACAACGTGTCGCTGATCTGAACCTGTCCGCCTGCCCCTACCCGCAGCAAGTCCAACGGATCATGGACGCCTATGTGCGCGATGATCGCCGGTTGCGCACCCACGACCTGACCCTGCCGGCCGACGCAAGCGTTGTGGAACCTTTGGACACCATTGCATGGACGTCCGAGCGCAACGGTTATGATGGCAAGATTTTTGATGTCGGATCAGACGTCAATCCATTGATGACGGGCCTGCCCCGCCTGAACATGCGTGAAGTTGACCCCGCTGACTTCGATTGGAACGTTGTCTTGGAAACTCAGGTTCTGGATGTGCCGGTCACAATCACACAGCCCCAGCCACAAAGCGTGGCAGGTTTCCACGTTGAGGCATTTGCCGTTGTTGATGCCGGCCCCACCAACCGCCGCCCTGCATTGAACCTGACATGGCTTGGTGACGGGCAAGACGACGTGTCGGGGTTGATGTGGGAAGTGCGCTTGAAGGATACATCAACCGTTGCGCTGCGTGGAAACGTGACAGACATCACCGCTGGCGAACTGCTGTTGGCCGCTGGCATCCTGCCCGACACAGATTATGAAGCCCGCGCCCAATGGGACGTAAACCGCCCGACATCATGGACCGCTTGGGTCGCAGCCACCACACCGGACATCCGCCCAGGGCGAAGTGATCTTGGTGACGATGTGAACACCGCACTTGATGAAGCAAAAGCCGCTGCAGATGAAGCGGGCATCAACGCGATTGAGGCTTTGGAAGATGCAGGTGATCTGCAGTCTGATCACGACGCCCTCACAGAGGGATTTGTCGGATCACTGTCAGATGCGTTTCAACAGCAAACGGACGCCAATGCGCAGCTCGACACGGTTCTGCAGGGGCGTATCGCAAGCGTGCGCACCTCGTTGATCTCAAATGCACGGCATGCGAACGGCGGGTTTGAGCTTGGCGAGGTCGGCGAAACAGGCGTTCCCCCCGGTTGGTTGGGGCGTGCATTCAATGCAACCGCCTTCGACAACCTTGAAATCTTTGGCGACGACATGTCCGATCCGGACGCCAATTTTGCAAGTGCGCGGGCCTTTGGTCAAACGGCATTCACGGCTGGCCGCTGGTGGGCGATCGGCAAACGCTTTCTGGGCGGTGGTGCGCAGACCTGGCGGGTCTCTTATGCCGTGCGCACATCTGGAAACCCCGGCAACAGCGCGTCGATTGCGGACGATCACTTTGTTGGTGAAGAAGACGTCTTGCTAGAGTTCGTCTTCATTGATGCTGAAGGCTCCGAGATCAGCCGCGCCGTGTCCAATGGTGCAGCACATCTGATCTACACAGCCAACGGCAACACGATCGACAATGCCACATGGTACCGCGTGGCATACGACCAGCAAGCGCCAGCGGGCACCGCTTACCTTGAAGTCTGGTTCATCGCGGTCGATGCCAACAATTCTGTCGTGACGGATCTTGCGGATTACAACACATGGGCCTCTGGCAACGCGGCCATTCTGATCGATAACACGACAGTGGAAAATCTGGATGGCTTCACGGTTGAGGCGGATCAAACCAACGCCGCAATCTACGAAAACTTCTACACCAGTGCACAGGCCAACGCTGCGATCGCGGCGGCCGTCACGGCTCTTGAGGCATCCATCGGCACCGATCTCGGGTTCATCGCCGGCAGCATCGACAACATCGAAGGCCTTCAGCTCAACCCACAGACCGCGTTTGGGACATTGCTGAACCAGCTTCAGGTCTCGGCTGGCGGTGTCAGCGCCACGATCACGCAACACGCCTCGGCCGTCGCAGATTTAAGCGGCTTTGCCTCTGCTTATGCCGGCGTCACAGTTGAAACCGCAAGCGGCGGCATCGCAGGGTTCCGCGCCACATCTTTTGCCAACCCCAACGGCACAGGCGGTGCATTGCTTGAACTGTTGGGTGACGTGATTGCGCCTGGCACTCTTGCCACCAACCGGCTGACCGTTGGCCTCGGGCAGAACCTGTTGTCCAACACCGACTTTTCCGGCGGCATCGACGGTTGGCGTCGACTGAGCAATGCAGGCGGATCTGGCGACGAGACGGAACTGAGCCTGCGCAATGCCGGTGAAAATTTTGCGGGCACCGCCTATCCAGTGCTCCAGATCAGACAGACTGGCGCGTCAGGCGATGGCAACTACCGCATTATCCAAGTCAGCGAAATCCAAGAGGACACCACCATCGATGGCGTTCCCGTCACTGAAGGCGATTGGATCGAAGCCAGTTTCAAAGCCTCCGCCCACCGCTGCGACTTTGAGTTCCGTTTCCGGTTTCTGGATGCGAACGGCAGCTTCTTGAGCTTCGGGCCGCGCACAGAAGTGATCGACGGTCCCACTGGCAGCTCCGACAATCCCAACCTGTGGGCGCAGTATTGGACCAAAGACGTCGTGCCTGCAGGGGCCGCATACGCAGGCTGCCAGATCATTAAAAAGGGCACCAAAGAGAACGACAACAGCATTCTCTACCTGCACCAACCGCAAATCGCAAAGTCGCACGAGAACGCGCAGCACCCTGCCCCGTTCAGTCCTGGCGGCACCACCCTGATCGACGGCGGCAAACTGCGCACCAATTCTGTCACCGCCCGCAGCATCGCTGCAGGCTCGATCAAGACAGAACACCTGGACGTCGAGAACCTGACCGTCACCGGCGATATGATCGACAACGATGCGACATCGCGCCGGTTCTTCACAGCCAACTTCACACAGACCGTTGTGCAAGGCAGCTACAACGCGGTCTCGGACGTCATGGAATGCGCGTTTGCGCCCTACGTGCCAATCGATCCGGCCGTGCCAACCTCCGGCGTCACAAACCCCATGAGTGCCATCGTGAACGGTCTGTTCAAGCCTCTGACAGCAGCAGACGGCCGTCTGTACTTCAAGATGCAGGGACGGCAAGTGCCGTCGGGTGGCTGGACAGACCTGGACGTCATGGGGATCCGGTATTTCTACGCCAGCGATGTGAACCGTGACATCGAGTTCAACCTGCTCTGGGCCGATGATGCGGTCGGGGTTCCCGCCAACACCTTCGATGAATTCCGCGTTGTCGCACAGCAACTGGATGCAGGCAGCGGCGATGTCACACTGACCTTCGTCAACACAAGGCTGGAGCAGATCAATGGGTATTCTTAAGGCGATCCATCCCGCACCGTACAATGGCGTGGTCAGTTAGACTCCAATTCATACATACTGCCCACACCGCGTTGAACTCCGACGGTGAGCTTTGGGTCGCAGGCAAAGAGCCGCGCACTTCACATCTTGGTTTTCAGTGCGCTATCGATCAAGTCCTTTCCAATGCATTTGCCTCCCATTTGTCCAAGAGCTGCCTCTCATACTCCGTAGAAATTTTTGTCAAAGCATCGTCGACTGCTTGAACAACCTCAGGGACACCACATTGTTCTACTAAAGGCCTGATTTGCAGCAAGGCATCTATAATCCAGTAATTTTTTGACATAGCGAACCTCCCAATCAAACTGGCTTTGTTGATTTAATACCCCGACCGCCGCATGCAATTCTGTGGTGCATTGATCGATCTCCAATCATTGGCAAGATTTCAGCCAGTATCGCATCATAGATATGGCGCTCGGAATTGCGATAAGCACGCATTTGGCTTCGATTAAGCAGTTCAGCTGAAGTACTAAAGTGCTCACCACCTTCTAACAGGCTAGCGTGGACATCATTCTTTGGCATATTGCGCTTACTCCACAGTAGATTTCGATCCCACTCAGAGTTGAATGCAAAGGTTAACAGGAGGTTACTCAGATGAGAAAATAACACGATCTGAGATGCGATTTGTGACAAGAATAGTTGGTTCAATTGCGCAAGCCACCTCCGTGTCTACTTCAAAAAAGGTGCGTGCAATGTTTTCGAATGCGCGTTTTGTTTCTTCAAAGCCCTCCGCGCCTGCGACGCTGGCGGCAACCAGGCTTCTGTTGAGCATTTCTGATTTGTGCATGTTGGTCTCAATACCAAAAGTTAAAACACTGATGCAGGACGTCATGAAAAAATAGCCTTAACAATTTCTTAACACGACAATTTTTCAACCTAGAGTAGGCGACTTAATTCAAATGGAGACAAATTATAGCGAAACTCTGCTCAAATGAGTTACAGACTTGAAAAACCTATAGCCCGTTAACTGTTTCGTAGGAAAGGTGATCGGGTTGGACAGCTTCGATGCTGCCAGTCACGGAGTGGGCGCACCCGCCGCAGCACCTGCATAATGCGCTTTGCAGGCTAGACGTGAAGGTTGGGCGTCAGGCAGAGCATTCAAGTTCTCATACCGAAGAAGCATCCTTCAGTGCATCATCAGTCGATGTTTGTGTGGGTGGAAGAGAGACTTTCGCTGCATATTGTTGCGAGGTTCGCTATTCGGATTAAGCGGGCTTTACAAAATTCCAAGGACGGCTTTTAGCACGCATTCAGTATGGCGTACATCGATGTACTACAGCAATGCCTAATGCGGCGAGCATGTCAAAACGCTCAGTTAAATGAATACTTTTTCCTAACTTGCGAGGTTGCTGATGTCAGTTCTGTTTTCCGAGAATTCAAAACGGTGGCCTCATGCTTCTTTAGGCTCGGGCGGGCTGAATACATAACGTCTATGTTGTTGCGCTTCATGATGCATTTAAGGTCGTCGTTTAAAGATGGATCAAAGCTAGCTTCAGTTTGTTTACCGGGCTGGAAACTCTCGCTGAGTATGCCGTTCCCTTCAATGATCTCATGCTTATCAAACAACAAGTGAAAGTAGACAACTCTCCCTCCCCGATCTTTCCTACGGATAGTCCGATTATTTATCAGATGCCTGGCCTGTACCAAGATTTCATAGGAACCATACAAAACCATTGCATCCGGATCACGAATTAGCAATCGATGCAGCGGCGAAACCTCTGTACATGTTTTAGCGCCAAGTGTTCCCTCATCAATTTCAATTGGCGCATCCCTACCATGAGCAATCCTTTCAGATTTACCAACCCATAGAAGTGGTTTTGGGCCATGGTCCATAGTTTCTACCAAATCGCCTGGTTTTAGAGTCTCCACAGGCCGCTCGCCTTGCGGCGTCAAAATACGCGTACCAGAAGTAAAACAAGGCGTTGTTGTAAGCGTAACAAATCCAACATCAGAATTCCCATCTTCGTCTTCGACAGTGTATGAAAATACATTTTCAGCGACTTCGTCATTCGCTGTCGCGAGAACAAAACCATCTGCCGTCAACTCAATAACTTCGCCGGAAGATAAAGTTACAGAATCACCGACTGACACTGGCTGCCCGTTGATGTGAGTAATTGTTAATTCACTGTTATTAGTGCTTTCGTCGTTCGCCAACAGATCTACATTGATATCTTGCCCTACATTTACAGAGATTTCATCATCGCCTGCGATGAGTGCTGTTTGCACCGAATTCCCGGCAATCAATAAATTGCTATCGTAGCTTCCGTCTCCACCGTCAGCGATGCCAATTTTTATCGTGTTCGTGACGCCCGGTGTAACTGGTGCCTTCAAGGTCAGGGTTATCGTGAAACCGTCCATCTCTGTGTTATGGGAATCATCCGACTGTGCATTGTCGATATATAGATTTTCGTTTGTGGTATCGTTGATGTTGTCAATTGAGATATCACCGGTGCCAACCGTCAATTCGGCCTGAACGCCATTGACCCAAATCCCGACAGCATCGTTGAAGCCTGCATCTACATACTCAAGGTACTCCTCCGAAGAGAACACAATTTGCATTGTCAATGTGCCACCTTCGGGAATAAATTCTGCCTCGAAAACTGCTGCGTCAAATGTAGTTTGGCCGGAAATGGATTCCAGGTCGCTATCGCCGCTGGTGCCGTGGCTTGTAGAGGTTCCGGCAGATGTATTTACATCGCCGCTGCTGTTTGTGATGTCGGTGGCATTTCCTGTGGAAAGAATGACGCCAGTGTCAGATGGCGTAATACCCGGTGCTGTCGCATCACCATTGGAGTAAGTGCCAGAAGCCCCAGTTGCCCCAGTATAACTGGAGGAGACAATCGAAATTCCATTGCCAAACATCGATTCCGCCATGTCATTTGCAGAGGCATTTGTATCAATAGGGAGTTCTGACGCTGTAGGCAT